TATCGGCAATCAGTACTTCAGGTATTTTAAACTAGCAAATGCTGAGGCAATTACTTTGTCTGGACAAGTCTCTATTCGATGGATAGAGAATAAGATGAATGCCTATATGAATAAACTTTTGAAAACAGAGGATGTAGATTATGTTATTGCTTCAGATACTGATTCCATTTATCTTAATATGGGTGATTTGGTTGAGACTGTATACAAGGGCAGAGAGAAAACTAATGAGGTCGTTGTTGGGTTCCTTGACAAGGTGTGTGAAACTAAACTTGAGCCTTATATTGAGAGTTCTTACCAAGAATTGGCCGACTACGTAGGTGCTTATGATCAGAAGATGATCATGAAGCGAGAGAATATTGCTGATCGTGGTATATGGACTGCGAAGAAAAGATATATTCTAAATGTGTGGGATAGTGAGGGAGTTAGATATGAAGATCCTAAATTAAAGATGATGGGTATTGAGGCAGTGAAGTCTTCAACACCTGCTCCATGCAGACAATTAATTAAAGATGCACTTAAACTTATAATGAATGGAACAGAAGATGATGTGATAGATTTTATTGAGAAGTCTCGGACAGAATTTAAAAAACTTCCACCAGAAGATATTTCGTTTCCACGATCTGCAAGTAACGTTGAGAAGTATAGTGCAGTAAATTCTATCTATGCAAAGGGAACTCCTATACATATACGGGGGTCTTTACTGTTTAACTACTATGTTAAGAAGCATAAGTTAGATAAAAAGTACTCACTCATCGGCAACGGTGAGAAAGTTAAATTTTGTTATTTAAAATTACCCAATCCAATTCACGAGAATGTAATGTCATTCATTCAAGATTTTCCTAAGGAACTTGAATTGAAGAATTACGTGGACTATGATTTACAATTTGAGAAGTCTTTTATAGAACCTCTCAAAGCGATTCTTAATGCGATTGGTTGGAATGTAGAGAAAACAGCAACGCTGGAGGCGTTTTTTACCTAATGGATTTACCTATCGATGATAAGGAGTTGTCTACTATTATAAGTGCTTTACACTTAGGTGGTGATACGGCACTTTTTCAAAAGTTGAAGATTGTAAAAGAGACTAGAGATCTTAATCCAGGCGGTCCCTATAAGAAAATTATTAGGGAGCAATACGGTATGGTTTTCTAATGGATGGTATTGAATGGAATGCTTTTGATTTACCAAACATTCCGATTTTTACAACAGATCTTACCCCTGAGGTTATGGATTACCTTTGGGGAAGAATCGAGCAAGCAAAAACCGATCAGGTATCTTGCAATAAATTTTTAGCAGGTAATATTAGTAAGAGTTTAGTATTAAAAGATAAGGATGATTATTTTAAGAATTTAGTTATAGAACCACTTACAAGAGAATTTGTTTCTGGTGATAAAAGGTGGGAGGTTCCCTTCAAGCAAAAGACTGATTTGAAGTTCTCTTTATATTGGTGGGTTAATTTTCAGAATCAAACTGAGTTTAATCCTATTCATCGTCACAGTGGTATACTTTCTTTTGTTATCTTTATGAAGATACCAACTGATTGGAGAGAGCAACATGAACTTCCCTTTAGTTCTCATTCAGGAGGACCAGCAGCATCTGATTTTTGTTTCTCTTATAGTGATATTTTGGGAGAAGGTGGAGAGCATGGAATTTTTCTAGATAAAGATAAGGAGGGAACTATGTTAGTCTTCCCTTCAGCACTACGTCATCAAGTATATCCATATTATAATTGCGATGAGGAGAGAATAACGATTGCTGGTAATATGCTTTGGGACGTGCTATAATATCGCTATCAAGTTTACTACTATGGTTCTAGTCTACATTATCATTGCTCTTCTTTTATTTTTACTTGGATGGGGTATCTATCTTACCTTCGGTCCTGGTAAAGAAGAACTTAGAGATCAAATTGATGAACATGCTAAAATGCATGAACTAGGTATTGCACATGGTCATGGTGGAAATAGTGAAGCATATAGGTTGTCTGGTAAACTAGACAATCATACACATGATGAGGTTAAATAGTTATGGATTTTCTAAAGGAGATCGTTAAAGAAATTGGAGACGAATACACCCAACTCGGAAGAGATATCGACGACAAAGAAGAATATATTGACACAGGTAGTTTCATTTTTAATAGCCTTCTTTCAGGTTCTGTATTTGGCGGTGCGTCTCGGAATCGCATTACTGCCATCGCTGGTGAGTCTAGTACTGGCAAAACTTTTTTCTCGCTCGCTGTGGTTAAAAACTTCCTCGATACTAATCCTGATAGTTATTGCCTCTATTTCGATACTGAAGCCGCAGTTAATAAAGGACTACTTGAATCTCGTGGGATTGACCTAAATAGGATTGTAGTGGTCAACGTAGTGACCATTGAAGAGTTTAGATCAAAGGCATTAAGGGCAGTTGATATATACTTAAAAAAATCTGAAGAGGAACGCAAACCTTGTATGTTTGTGTTAGATTCTTTAGGTATGCTATCTACTGAAAAAGAAATCAGAGATGCATTAGATGATAAGCAAGTCAGGGACATGACCAAATCCCAACTTGTTAAGGGAGCATTCCGTATGCTCACACTTAAACTTGGTCAAGCAAACATACCCCTTATAGTTACAAACCATACCTACGATGTTATCGGCAGTTACGTCCCTACTAAAGAAATGGGAGGAGGCTCTGGTCTCAAATACGCCTCGTCTACGATCATTTATCTCAGCAAAAAAAAGGAAAAGGATCAGAGCGAGGTTGTTGGAAACCTTATTAAAGCTAAGACACATAAATCAAGACTCTCCAAAGAAAATAAAGAAGTAACCATTCGACTTTACTATGACGAACGTGGTCTAGATCGTTACTATGGTCTCCTTGAACTAGGTGAGATTGGAGGACTGTGGAAGAATGTAGCAGGTAGATATGAGATTAATGGTAAGAAGGTATATGCCAAAGCGATCTATAAAGATCCTGAGGAGTATTTTACAGAAGATATATTACAAAAATTAGATGCTATAGCAAAAGAAGAATTTAGTTATGGTATGTGATGGATACTATAGAAGTAACTATTTTACAGAATCTCGTCCATGATGAGGAGTATTCTAGGAAGGTAATCCCCTTCATTGAACCTGATTATTTTCAGGAGCAAGGGCAGAAATTAGTCTTTGAAGAAGTAGTTCAATTTATATCTAAGTATGATACTCAGATAACTATTGAAGCACTCTTAATTGAGATATCAAATCGTAAAGATCTTACTGAACAACTTCTTAAAGATGTTCAGATCTTAGTTGGTAACCTTGAAAAGAGTCCTCAAGATCATCAATGGTTATTAGATTCTACTGAGAAGTGGTGTAGGGAACGTGCTATATACTTAGCATTGATGGAATCAATTGGTATAGCAGATGGACAAGATGACAAGAAGGGAAGGGATGCTATTCCTAGTATCTTGTCTGATGCTTTGGCTGTTTCTTTCGATAATAATATAGGACACGATTACTTCGGTAATGTTGATGAACGCTATGAGTACTACCATAAGAAGGAAGAAAAAATCCCATTCGACCTTGAATATTTTAACAAGATTACAAAGGGTGGAGTACCGAATAAGACTCTCAACATTGCTCTCGCTGGCACAGGTGTTGGAAAATCTTTATTCATGTGTCATGTGGCAAGCTCAGTGCTGTTCCAAGGAAAAAATGTTCTCTACATTACGATGGAAATGGCAGAGGAAAAGATTGCGGAGAGGATTGACGCTAATCTACTTAATGTCAACATACAGGATATAACAGATCTTCCTAAGACAATGTTCCAAGGGAAGATTGATACTCTTATGAGTAAGACACAGGGGCAACTTATTATTAAAGAGTATCCCACTGCGTCTGCACACTCAGGACATTTTAAAGCATTACTTAATGAACTTGCCTTGAAGAAGTCATTTAGACCTGATATAATATTCATAGATTACTTAAACATCTGTGCTTCCAGTCGTTACCGTGGGAACTCAACAGTCAACTCCTATTCATACATCAAAGCGATTGCGGAAGAACTTCGTGGTCTCGCTGTTGAATCGAATGTTCCTATCATCTCAGCGACTCAAACTACTCGTAGCGGATTTGGTTCTAGTGACGTTGATCTTACCGACACCTCTGAATCTTTTGGCCTTCCTGCTACTGCTGATTTTATGTTTGCGCTTATATCAACAGAAGAGTTGGAAGGTATGAATCAGATAATGGTAAAGCAGTTGAAGAATAGATATAATGATCCTACAATGTTTAAGAGATTTATTGTGGGTATAGATCGTGCTAAGATGAGATTATATGATGTGGAACAAAAGGCACAAGAAGATGTAGTTGATAATGGGCATGATAAGGAGGATACTCCTGAGACTAAATTTAAAGATAAATT